TTTCATCATTTTTATCAATCATAGGTTTTGATAAATCCATGATTTTATAATTTTTCTCTAACGCTTCTATATTCTGAATAATACGAGCGTAAATAACGTTTTCTTTAAATTTAGCTTCACAAATATTATAGATATCATCTAATGTCATATCTTTTTCACTTAATTCAGGAAATAATTTATAGAGTTTTTTCTCACCTAAACCTTTAACACCCTTTACTTTATCAGAATTATCACCCATTAAGGTTTTATATAAAATAAAGTTTTTAGGAGACATTTTAAATTTTTCTTTAACAGTATCTGCTGTATAAAATTCTTTCTCCATTGGACGATATACAATTACATTATCATTTATCAATTGTAGAAAATCCTTATCGGAAGAAACAATAAATGCTTTATCTTTAGGGTTTTGTGGTAAGATCGAACTTAAATAAGCAATAATATCATCAGCTTCAACTTTATCAAGTGATACAGTTTTAACTGGGAGTGTTTTTAAGTATTGGATTACACGAACCATTTGATCGATTTTAGCATCGTCTTCATCATCATGGCTTTCAAATACTTCCCAATTTGTAATTCGTTGTAAATTACGACCTGATTTGTATTCGGGGAGCAGGTTCTTTCTATTATTAGAAGAACCCGCCCCATCGAATACTACATAAACCTGAGTGGGTTGGATTTGACGTATTAGAGCTCCCAATGATCTAAAAAAACCACCTAGCCCCCCGACGTGAATACCATCAGGATTGACAGCATTAAGCATGGCAAAGTTTCTAAAAAATAGGTTTAAACCATCAATCATTAAGTATCTCTCTGATTGAACAGACTCTTGGCCTTGCTCGTCGAGGTTGTCGAGGAGCTTAAGTAATTCTTTTTTGTTCATCTTATTCCGGTTCGTTTTCGAATGAAGTAATATCAGTGTAAGCTTGATCCTCTTCAGCAATAATAAAATCACCACCACCTAAAATCTTTTTCCACGCATCTCCGTGTTCATCTTTATAGGCTTTAAGTGCTTTATCATCATCAAGGATAAAACCGTGGGGTGTCATTACAATTTTACCCCTTGTAGTAACTCCGTTAATATGATTTTTATCAATTTGTAAGTTAGTACGTTTAGCAAATTCTACCTGCTTACCATCTTTGATTGCTTTAATCTTAGATGTTCCAGCTGACATCACGTTACCAAATGTAACAACAAATGTTGAATCAAACCACATAGCGTAACCCCCTTTATTCATTAACTTAGGTTGACCCATTGGTGATTCCGCTTTTAACGTCCACACTTTATTAATACACACAAGGGTATTAGTGTATGGGCTACTCTCCTTACGAGACATTACAATACGCTGATTAACGTTGTTACCAAATTGGGTAGACATAGCACCAGCATTCCATTCATTATTGTTTTTGTTTGATTTAATAGACATCTCACAAGGTACAGAGCCGATTGAATCCCAACAAAACAATAAATCGTAAGGTAAATTACCTTTTTTCTGTTCATCAAGTAAATCTAAGATAAAACCAGCTACATCTTCAATTGAATTTATAGTTTCTCTATCTATATAAATAAAACTACCATTATAATCTAGAATTTCACCTGTTTCTTCGTCTACTACCTCATTAACTTCAAGTCCCATTTGCACGGCATGTTCCCAGTTCCATTTCATCTCAGTGATAATGAATACTGGTAGAATGCCTCGCTTCTGGGCTGATACAGCTGCTTCAATCATAGCAGTAGTTTTACCTGTATCAGAATGCCCACGAAGCAGTACAATATGACCTTGAGGAATACCTGGTACCGAAGTAATTTCTTGGTATGCTTCCGAAAGTGGAATCCAGGTTTGCTCTTTAAATTTAGCTTTTGATGTAAGTCCCTTCTTATTCTTAAAGCTATCTAAATTGAAATTAGCTTTAATTTCAGAGGAGACTGCCTCCGATAGAGACTTTTTTGTTTTTCCTCTTGGCATATTATTTTAAATTAAAATGGTAAATCGTCGTCTTCTTCTTCAAAAAGTTTATCAAACTTATCTGCTTTGGTTTCTTTAACAGCAGGCTTAGTAGACAGACTATAATTTGATTTTGGTGTTTCTTTTACATCTGAATCAAATCCCTCAGCTGGTTCTGAGACGATAGAATCTTCTTCATCATCACCCTCAGGAGACAACCATTCCTGCAATGCTGTTTTCATATCATCATATGATAATGGTTTGAAAACTTTTTTAGGATCTGGTTGATCTTCTAACCATTTTTCACTTTGACCAGCATCATCAGATAGTGATGAGGTTTTCATAGAAGGACCAATTGTAGTTCGGTTGTAAGGTGTACCTGTAGATTCAGGACCTACTGTGTTCAATTTAATATCACGACCATTTAAAATGTCTGTGAAATCACCTACTTCCTCATCAGCAGCTAATTGCAAAAATGCCTCGTAAATTTCTTTACCAAACTGCCACAATTTAACTCCTTCGGCCTCTTCACCACGAACAATTACAGGAGCAAAGATACGAGTTTTAGCATCAAGCTTTTTAGCTAACCGCCAATTATCTTTGTCATTACTTTGACGAAGTTGTTTTGCAAACTCGATAATAGGATCCTTCTCTCCCCAGTTTGCAGGTGAGGCCATTACTTTTTTACTACCAATTCCGTAATAAAATTTCATTTCTGTAAAAGGATTGTCTTTATTGTACTTAAAAGGTACAACACGAATAGTCTGTTTACCAACAGACGGTTTCCAGAACAATTGTTTTCCGCCACCTGAGCTCTGGTTGTTTGCAGCGTTTTGCATCTTATTAAGACGCTCTTTGATTACGTTCAAATCCATAATAACTAATTTTTAATGTAACTAAATATAATAACCTTTGGTACGAATACCAAATTAAAGTTCAATAATTTTATAAATCTTTGTATTCAATTGTTTTAACTCATTATGCTGAGTGAGAAGGATACAGTTTCTATAATGTTGCCAATCTATTCTATACCGAGGATCTACCACCCCACCATTTAATCGTTTAATTAACTCATTTAGGGCATTAATAGTGTATAAGGTATTAGAATCTTTTTTACGATGTACTAAAATAGTATTTTCAGGAATGTCACTTACATTACCCTGATCTACGTTATAAGTAATAACGTACTCGTTGTTGCTCTTAACATGCAAAACAAACATTTTGTTGTACATGATTGTATATTTTGATGATAAATCATCAATCAACCCATCTAACTCCTCTAAAGGTGTGAAGGTGCAAAATAACTTGTTGTTCAAATCTCCAATGTTTAAAGGATTGTCAAAATCGTATTGTCCTTTATACATATGGTCATATTTAGGTAAAGTCGTAAGTGTCTCCATAACTAATTTTTGTGGTTAATTTAAAACCTTTAATAATTTCTTGTATTTCTTTTAATGTTTGTTTCTCTTCCTTAGCAAAATCAAATAAAAACGCATCATACGTGTATAATACGAGTTTAGTCTTTTTCCCTCTTAAGGTTTTTAATATTTCCCACAATATACGAATATTAGTTGATGTTTCCAAATTTTGGAGTACGTAATTCAACAACTTTTGCGGCTTCATATCTTGCGTGTCTCCTTTCCTAAGTATATACTTTGATTGAGGCATTTCAAGATATCCCCCATATTGAAAAGTATCCCACAAATCATCAGTATATGCCTCTACTTTTTTAAAAAATTCCAGATTTTTATATTGGTCAAATACTCCCCCATACAATTGTTTAAACGTCAGTTCCTTAGCTTTTTTATAATCCACCCCATACATTTCAGCAAAGGCAGCATGGATGTCTTTATCACCGAAATCATAACCTATAAGCTTAGCCAACAGAGTAGGATGATAAGCACTAATGTCTAATTCAACAAGTAAATCATTACGTGGGATAAAACATTGTCTCGAACCATTTTCCTTATTAAGTGCGGCGTAATTTACCCCATTAAACGTGTTTGAAGGACGGGTGGTAAGTGTTTTTAAATTATATTGGGTGTACACGTACTCTCCTTCAATAGGATGGAAGTGCTGTTCAAACAATTCCTTATTTACTTTTAACCCGTTTTGCTCAATAGCGGAAAATACAATTGAACTACGTTTATTGAACCATTGGCAATAAAAATCATTACACTTAAGGTTGAATGGGTTTATATCCTCAAAAACCTTCTCACAATATTCATAGTGTTTTACTATCGGGATAATCCTGTTTATATCGTGTTTTGATGAATGTGTTTGGTAAAAATGTTTATGTGCTTGTGTTAATTCTGGTATATACGTATGGTGGGTGGGTTGTATGTCGAAAAGAGCTTTAAGTGGGAAATATTGTAATATTGATTTTTTATTTCTTACATATATTTT